TGATCTCTAGTTCCTTCTCCTTCAACTGTATCAAAGGATCAGGCCCTTCGCCAGATATTTGTCCAGATAGCTCTTTGGCTTGCTGCATACCTTGCGCAATTAACTGCGAAACCATGCCCTGATACTGCATCTCCATTTGAGACTCGTCGCCACCTTGGCCCTGCATTTGCTGCATCTGAGCCATAGCCTGCTCTTCAGCCTGTATCTTAACATGTTCTAAAACGTGCTTCTGTAACGATACAGCAATAGCAGGCATCTGACCCATCATAGGACTAGAACCAAATACTAAGTGAGCCATAATGTGCGACTGATGATCCTGACCCGTAAACGCATGCAAACGCATCTGATCTAACACATTGATGTTCTCTTGAGCAGGGTCCGTAGGCCGCGGCTCGTTGTCCGGTAAAGACTGCATCAATCTATCAACATCGTTAACACCCAACGCCTCATACATGTCACGGTAAACCTCGTGCATGTTATGTATCTCTGGAGCCTGTGTCGCTAACTGCAACTTAGTCTGGGCCAAAGCAATCCGCTGCGCCTGACTAAATACATTCGGATTAGATACAGGAACAACGTCAACACGACCGTCAAAATCAGTGGACATGACAGAAGCATCATCGCCCGCAACAGAATAAGGATACTCCTGCGGTAAACTCTCGCTCATTACACGAGCCAAAATCTTAAACTCTAATCGCATCGCATAATGCAAGCGCTTGTGTACCGCGCTCATTACACGGGACCCCTGCTCTAACATCGCTATAGTAGTGCCAACAGCCGCACTCTGATCTCCGTCGCCAACCTTCATGTCAGTAATCGTCGCAAACCGCTGACCAGCCTGTACAACAAACCCTAACAAATTAAACAACGTCTGATCCGGTCCCTTGAACGGTAACGGCATCAAACTATCACGAATAGCACCGCCCGGAGCGTCAACATCCCTAAACTCACCCGGCTGTAACGGCTCGTCGTCGTCCCTGATCCGCAGGCCGCGGGCCTTGAATCCCGCTGGGAGATTCGACAACGTACCAGCATCAATCAACTGGCGAAGAGAAGAAGTAGCAGAACGAGCCAAACCACCTATCGTGTGGATCAAACCAAGGCCGTAAAACCCAAATCCCGGCAAAAACTTGTAATGCACAAAATAACTGATCTTCTTCTTCTTTTCGTCATCCTCCTCGTAATTACGGCGAATAGACAAAATCTCGCTGTTATCCTGCGAAATAGTAACAATGTAAGGAACCTTAATGCCCGTAGGCTCCCCATCTTCACCAATATCCTCGTAACCATCCAAGTCTAAATCAACGTGGCACTCCAACAAAGTGCAGTCGTAATCTATCTGATTAGGCTCAAAACCATCAATGCGGTCCAACTCACTGCGAACACTCGTAACCTCCCCCTGAGAAGGAATAACGTCAATGTCTAAATAAACACCCGCAACCTGCTTCTTGCGCAAATCGTTCAAATCCATCCGAACAACCTGAGTTATGTTAGGACAAGTGTCCAAATCAGAAGTGTCGTAAGGAACCACAAGATTCTCAGCAGGAACAAACTTACTAACCGCACGGCCTAAGTTGCCGTCGTAGTAAATCTTCTTGAAAGTAGAACCCGCTAACGGTAAATAAAACAACATCTGATCCATGTCAGGAGTGTAATCCTCCATGACATTCGTAATGTAGTAATTCATAAACTGCTTTACACGATGAGCCTGATCCTGCTTCTCACGAGTGTCCTTGCCCAAAACAACAGTTCGAACAGGACCACTAGAAGGCAATAACTCATTAAACGCCTGCGCCTGAAACTGAGTGGCAGCCTCGGCCAATAAAGGATGCGTCACGCCACTCGCACCGCGGAACGGAGATGTGCGCTCCTCGTGGTTGAAACCAAGAAGGTCTAAGCCATTCTTGTAAGTGTCTTCCCACTCCTGACGACTAGACTTGTTGGAATCAAACGCACCAAGCAAATCAGACGCAATCCGACCTAACTCACGGTCAGGCATCTCTTCAGCCAAGTTAGAATAAAAATCCTCAGAATCTCCGCGCATGTCACCCGGATCAAAATCAACCGTCACACTGCCGTCGTCATCAGAAATAATCTCAATCTCCGGAGCATCGTCGCCAAGGTCCGCAGAAACTAAAAAAGGATCAGCACCAGAATCCGGTAGCTCAATCTCTAACTCAGCAAGTAAATCTTCCTCGTCTAACTGACTTGGAACATTGCTCGTATCCATTAATCCGCCAATAGCCATAAGGCCCTCCGTCAATAATATGCTAGCACCTTAGCAGAAACTTCCTCGTCTTGCCAATCATCTGTTGGTAATTGTACAAAATTACCCTGCCGATAGCGCATTAATGCCTGTGTCATGCTGTCAACCAAGTCGTCATGCTCCCCATTCGGAAACGCAGCAACCTCTTCAATTAACTCTTCTGCCCAAACCTTGTCAGGGGCCCAAACCATGCCAGCCTCAAACATGGGACTTACCGCATGCACCCGGCTAACCTTGTCATTACCACGACTAGGCGTGAAATTAACTACAGGTATACCCACATTTCTAAGCTCCTGAGTCAATGGTAAACCACTCGCCTTCGCCTCAATAATTACAGTGTCAGGGTCCCAGAACTTGTACTCCTCAAAAGCTATAGCTTTTAACTCAGGAAAATCCCAGCGCCCCTTTTTACTGTCTAACAAAATTAAATTAGGACCACTTCCACCCTCGTTAGGATAAAACACACCCCACGTCGTAATAGCAGAAAAATCCGCAGTCTCACGCTTGCTAAACGCAGTGTCGTAACTCTGAATAACAAACTCTAACTGCGGAACAACCTTCTTTTCCCACTTGCGCCACCACTCCCGTGGAATAATAGCATTCTCCTCACCAGTGGGATTCTGCTGATACTGCGCATTCCACTTGCTCTGAGGTATAGATGCGCGGACCGCAGACAAATCCTCCAAACTCCAGTACTCAGGCCAACAAGGAGTCTCGTCATCAAAAATCGCAGGTAACTCAACAACCTCCCACTGATCCGCCAACGGGTCCTTCGCCATCGCTCGCAATAACTGACCCGTCATGTCCTTCTCAGACCACCGAGTCTGTACCAAAACTATCGAACCACCCGGCTGTAATCGCTGCCGAGGACCACCAGTGTACCAATCCCACGCATCCTCAAAGCCATGCGCACTCATCGCAGTCTGCTCCGAATGAGGATCGTCAATGATAATTAAATCACCACCACGACCCGCCAAATTCGAACCAACACCAACAGCATAATACATCCCACCAGCACTCGTGTCCCAACGACCACTCGCCTTGCTGTCAGCAGCTAACTTAACGTCAGGAAAAACATTCTTGTAACTGTCCATGTCCAAAAGGTTCTTAGTCTTTCGACCAAAGTTAACCGCCAACTCAGTCGTGTGTGTCGCCTGTATGATCTTCATGCTAGGGTTCCTACCCATCATCCACGCAGGAAACAAAAACGACGCAAACTCACTCTTCGTGTGCCGCGGAGCCATGTTAATAATCAAACGCTTTAGTTCGCCGCTCGCGACCCGCTCAAGCTTGTCCGCAATGATTTTGTGATGCCTGCCAGCAATAAACTCCGGCCATTGAGAGCGTACAAAATCTAAAAATTTTTCCTGACAACTTTCGTTCTTAGCGATTTGAGCAAGCCTTAGTTCTAGCTTCAAAGCCTTTTCTTGCTGCGCAGGATTTAGGTTGGAACTCATCGGGGGACCCTATCTTTTTATGGGATAATATACTGCTTTATAAGATAGTTATAGGCCAAATCAAATTTTATGTAAATATTTGAGAGAAACATGGCCCTAGCCCCCGCCCCGGCGACGTGGGGGCCGCGCGCCGCGGATCGCGGAATATCGTTTAAAAACATAGGTTTCTGACCCGATATCCGGGGGACCCTGCCGAATTTGGCGGGCGTCGGATCGCGGCCCGCGGGCCTTAGATTGCGGCGCTGGATGTAGCGCTGCTGAACATGGATGTCGATCCGATGGGCTGGGTCAAACGTTTGGAAACTTCAACCCACTGGCCACGGATCGCGGGCTTCATACGTTTGGGAGGGGATCGCGGGCCTTGGGCCGCCTTGTTTAACTATTTGACGCGGGCTGGCATAAAATCCCCCGATGTTTCCTGAGAGTGAAATTTTGCCAGTATTGACGATTTTTGGCCTTTTTGGCCTTTTTGAAACAAACACACAGCCAACGAGCGCCGATTTGAGTAGGGTTAAAATTCTCCCTATTACTGGGTTACAAGCCTCAGGAAACACGCCAGCGGGCCTAGAAAGCGGCTCTCCGTCGATTTGGGTTTTGTGAAAATAGGATAAAAGCGGGCTAAATTAGGGGCCAAAATCAGACATAAAAAAGGCCCGCTCAATGGCGGGCCGATCGTTCTAAATGTTAAACTGGCGGTTTATGCCGCCTCCCTACGCTGAATGTTTTCTGACGTGGCTTCCGCTTCGCGCACAAGCTGTTTGAGCATGTTCTTATTGAATTGGGCGTCAGATATGCTTGAAGCGTTGGTGTGAAGGCCTATGTGCTTTCTAATCAATGTGTCAGAAATTGCATTAATCCGCTGGCCGTTTACGTTCCGCCATTTAGCCATGCCGTACAACACTTCATACATCCGGAAGCGGAGTATAAATTTATCGACATTGCTCTCCGTGATTAAACCCATACCTAGGTTCATCGTATAAAAGATTAAAAGCTCTGTTTCTTCGCGTAAACTTTCATCGTCATTTCGGCAAACTGATTTAAAATTTTCAATGTCGCCTAGGTCCCAATTTAAAGCCATTGTAACATTCTCCAAAATGTATGTTTGCGACGGGAAGCCCGCCACATAGGTTTTGTCTCATATATGGGGGGTTTAGTCAAAGCAATAAAAAAGGCCCACCAGAAGGCGGGCCAGTCGTTCTAGGGGGGTGTTGGTACTGGAACTACATATCAAAGCCCATGCGAGCGCAATATTCGGTTTTAGTCTCCACTGGCTCGCTATCCGCGCCCTCTTCATAGTCTGAAACAGACTTTAGCAAATCAGTCTCAGCACGTCGTAAAGCGCGCTTGAGGCGCTTGGATCGATCCGGAAGAATTAGATGATCAATTGCCTCAATCAACCATTCTAATTCTTGTTCGGTAACGGTAACAGAAACAGCGGGTAGCAAATGCACAACACCATCGACATCGGTTTTTTGTAAAGTTTTCATGCCAAGTCAACCGTAACAACAATGTCACCGTCGCGGATCATGTCGCGCACGGTATCTCGGGTTTCATCGTCGCGATCGCTATCGCTATTGCTGTCGATCCGATCGTCAATATAACTCTCGAGCCCAGAGATATCGTCGGGCTCTAGATCGTCTTTAAACCCTTCGAGCGTCTCAATGCGGGCTTCCAGCGCGTCGGTTTGGATAGTATGTTTCAACGCGGTTTTCACATGTTCATCAATGCGTCGGTCTAAGTCGGGAAGAATGGCGGCCAGTAAAGCGGACGCAATACCTTGGCTTTCATTGGCCGCGGCGGTAGCGGTTTTTTCAAGCTGCCACACATAGTCGCGCAAGTTTTGGATATCACCAATTGCGCCGCGCAAGTCACTGGCAATTTGCAAAGCATCACCGGAAGAAAGAGCGCTAGACGCGCCATCGTTTTGGCCGCGCTTATAAAAGCTTGAAGCGCTATCTTCCAAGCGTTCTAAATTTGATTTGATATCAATCATTGTTACATTCTCCAAAATGTAGGTTTTGACGGGAAACCCGCCATGTAGACTTTGTCGCATATATAGGGCGTTGGGTCAAACCAATAAAAAAAGGCCCGCTCAATGGCGGGCCTAGTCTTCTGTTATATAGCGTCGGTTTAGGCGGCGACGCGCGCCCAATCGCGGGCGGGCATAGAAAGCAACTGGCCACCGCGTTTCTGCCACGTATCAACGTCGTCAACGTCGGATCGATTTGCAACGGCCGTCACGGCATTAACTAGGGTTGCACGGGAAAGCGGCCGCGCCTGCTCAAATCCGCTTTGCCCAATCGTTGCCATCAAACCGTTTAAAACGTCGCTGTTTTCTTTTTTGGTTAATTGCATGACCTTGCCGAGATTATTAACTACGTCGGTTACGTCGGTAAATTCACCGTCGATAACATCGGCCGCTGCCGCCTTCATTTTGTCTAGCACTTCGTCAAACGCTTCACGGCTAGAATACACGCCTACCAAATCGCGCAATTTCAATTCAAGCGCGTGATTATCTGCATTTTTAGCGTCATCAGACAAAAGGCCCCAGTCGTCACCATCACGGGCCGACGTTATGTGACTTGATCGGCTTTTGTTTTCGGTTTGCATCCCGTTTAAGCAGGCCAGTGTCCAGAAAATCTGATAAACTAGAACCGATCCCGCGCCGACTTCAGAATTACCAAAGCCAATTCCATTGGCCATGTGATCGCCAACATTTGCGCCTGTCCCTAATTGCTCTAAACTTTTTAAACGCAAATACATCCGCTTTTCTGACAAATCGGCGCTGACAACTTGGAATTGAGCGTCGCTTTCCATTAACTGTGGAAGGGTGGTTTGCAGCAAATTCACATTGTCAAAAGTTTTAAACTTATCAGAAACAAAGGCCCGTGCCGTTCCAAAGTTTTCTGTGTCGAGATGGGTGCGGATCATCCGGCGCGTCGGTTCTTTTTGCCAAATAGCGTTTGTTAAAGTGTCAAATTCAGAAGGATAGGAAGCTTGCAACCGTCGCGCGGTTCTAGTGTCAATTCCGGCATGGGTTGCAATTTGTCCGAAGGCGGTATCGTTTATATTAAAAAACTTTGTAGGTTCTCCGCGGTTGGCTTCAATAACTATTTGCGGCTTACCGTCCAACGTGGTGGTTTTCTGCAAATCATTAGTCGGCGCTAAAAAGTCGGCCGATCTAGCGGCTTGATCTTTTACCTTTTCTAAAAGCTTAGAAAGGGCGTTTTCGTTGTTTTCTATGTGATGTGTCAATTTACATTCTCCAAAAAGTAAAAGGGCAGGATTGCCCCGCCCTTACTGTCTCATATATTCGCATACAGCGCAAGTAAACTTTTAGAAAGTTTTAATCCGCCCCAATGTCGCCCGCTATATGGTGGCGCAATATCGTTCTAGGGGCCAAGCTTTTAGCAAATCGCGTGACCCTTTGGGCGTCGGTTTCATTTTGGACTTGATCGGCCGTATGGTTCCAATGGATTAAGACATTGCCGCCTGTCGCATAGCACCCGCCCGCTTGATCCGGATTGGCGGCTTTTTTCTTATGGACACCGTGTGCGGTAAACCCCACAGCAAAATCACGGGATAAACGAGCGCATAACGGATCGCCATTGCCACATTGGGCGCAACCGAAATTTTTTAAATATTCGGCCGGACATCTAACAATCTTAACATCATCAACCGCAACCGATTTTTTACCATTCCAAAAAGCTTCTGAAACCGTGGCAACGCTGGGAATTTTCATTTTAACATACCGCGCCGCCATTGCTGCCGTTTTTGCGGAATAGTTTATAACAGTTTTTCCAGCCCTTAGTTTTTTAAACCAAAGCAAAGGCGAAAAATGCGAGTAAGTAAAAGATTGCCCCTTTACTGGCACGGCATCAACTAAAGCGTCGAGATAATCTAAATCAAGTTTTGACGCGCCGCAACCGCTGGGGTTCAATTCACACGTTGCCGGACACGTTCCAAAATTGTTATTTGTTCCGGCGCGATACGTTACCGCAATTCCCTTTGTTTTTTGGGCGCGGCTCAATTCTACAGTTTTAAGCATCATTTTATCCCGTATTTTTTGGACCAGTTAAGGCACGTTTGGTAATTATTGAAACCTAAATCCCATGTGACTTTTGTCATATTGCCGCCATGCTCTTTTATAGACCTATTAAAATAGTGGGTCACAACTTCGGAAATAACCGATTGCAAATCAAAATCGCGCTTTATTTCACGGTTCAAAATGGTTTCTTCTGCGGTGTTTTTTGAAACTTCTGAAAGCAAGTTTTCGACTACATCGACTGTCGCGCCATCGATATTTATTGTTATATGCATTTTACACTCTCCAATGTATGCGGTTTACTTTATCCCATATTATAAACAGAAAAAAACCCGCCTGTAAAGCGGGTTAATTTTCTAACGTTTTCGACGGGTGGGTTTTCGCCTTCGCGGCTTACTAGCTTTACGGCTTAATTCTTCGTAATCTTTACCGTACAATAGACGGCCCAAAAAACTGAATAGAAACATTTATGCGGCCTCCCCGTATTGTTCTTGCCAATATGATTTCCCCTTACCAGTAACCAGCATTGCGGCTTGATCGATAAAATGAAAAACGTTTTCATTAGTAGTTCGGTAAAGAGTACCGTTGCCCACCCAATTGCTATTCTGTTTCAACGCCAACATTAATTTAGCCTCCCCTATTAACGCCTCTATTTCAACGTCCCAAAGTCTTCTACCGCAAGTGATGTTCATTTCAATCTCCAATTTGTTAAAGTTTAACAGAAACAAGGGTAAGCGATTATATGGGAGATATCAAGTCAAAAACTGCGTTCCAATCAAAAGGGTGGTCAAACGATCCAACAGAGGGGGTTTTCAACCCGTCTTCTGCAAGGGTTATGGCCTGAGAGGCGCTGTAGAGGTGCAGGGTGGCCTTAACGTCCGGACGGGCCTGTCGCTTAACTAAAACCCAACTGCTGCTTATACGGTGACGTGTGAGCCACGCAACCTGATGTGGGCTTAGATTGACGGCGTTAGCTTTACAAAACTTTAGCTCGACAAAATGAAACTTTCCTAGCTCGTCACAAACCAGTAAGTCTGGGATGCCTTGGCCTATCCAATTTTCAATTCTTGTTAGATGCCACTTTCTTCGGCTTTTTAGCGCTGTCTTTAGTTGGCGATATAGGCCCGCTTCTGTCGGCATCTTCGGTTGGGGTAATGTCAATAACGTTTTCGCCATAGCCGTCTTTCAAATCGTTCAAAGCTTTTAAAACTTCTTCCTTGCTCATGCTGTCGATACTGCCGTGGCGTATCTCTGATTTACTAACGTATATATCACCCTGCGCTTGGCCCCTCCGATACTCCGCCTGCACAGCAGCAGAGTAAGCGCCGTTTTCCAAAGCAATGTCGCGGATTTTCTGTAGGTCTCGAATATGGCGGCCATAGTTTATGTCAAACTTAGCGTCTAATTCGGCACGGTACGCTTTAATGGCGGCTACAACGTGCGGGCATTTGTGGGGGTTGGTTAGTTCATAGGCGCGGGTGTGGGCAGAAGTTTCAGGATACCCTGCCCTGATTGCCGCCTCTTTAAACGTTATCAGGCCGTCGTTGCTTACAAGCTCTTTTACAAAAAGCTCCTGTTTGCGGGTAAGCTTCCTATCGATCATCATACGTTTGTTTCCACGCGGATCAGGGCGAGGGCTGTCGGGATCAACAAGCTTGTTATGTTTTGGAACCGCCCGCTCTCTTATTTGCAGAGGCGAAGGAATGATGCCGTACTTTGTTTTCTTAACAGGACGACCTCTTCGTTTGGGTCCAATAGTTTCTTCAGTCATGCGGGCCTCTCTCAACAGCTATCTGATAAACTCTTATACGCCCGTTATAACGGTTACTGTTATATAGGCCAGAAAAAACTTTTTATAAAAAAAATCCCCCACCCCCCCATTAGGCATTTTCGTTGTTTAAAGAACCTCTCTTTGGTTACATTTTAGTACCTTCTCGGTGTAACCACTTATGTAACCAAAATTATCCTTTATATATATACAGTTAAAGGCCAAGTTACATAAGTTACGGGGGTTACGGCTTGAAAACACTTTTTTATTTTTTTTTATTTTCTGGCCTATATATAGTAACGGCGTTATTTAAGTTCCGCGGTCCGCGACCCAAGAAACTTTTTCTTCGAAGAGGACGTATAACACTTTGGCTTTGGTGTGGGTGGCTGCGTTATTCTGTTGGCACATTTGTAGCGCGAGACCTTAACCGCCTTAACCCCATGGTAAGACTATCAAAATTCACCACCCACACTATATTTTAAACCATAATCAGCGTAAATAGTCCAGCAATTTTCGCGGTCTTTGCTTGGGTTTCAGGCTTATTTTCACGGCTGTTGGGTGGTCCCAAGAGTAAAATATATGTTGACCCTCTCTAGAAACTCTATACAATTTTCGCGCCCAAAAAGGTTTGACGTAAGTTGCATGGTAGTGGTCTGCCTTACTGTAGGGCAGAAGTCGGGTATCTTGCATGATTTCGTTAGCTAGGTTCACTGATTTTTGCCACGCGGCTTTGTTTTTTGGTTTTGGCATCTTTCCATTTTTGACGAATGAGAACTGTTTTGGCTGCATGATTACGTCGCATATTTCGTCTGGAAACTTTGGAGATTTCATTCGATTGACCACGACGCGGGCGATCATTCTCTGGCCGTGTTCGCTTTCTCCGCGGGCTTCGAAGTAGATTGCGAGGGCTAGACATGTTGCGGCGATCACAGGAACTGCGCCGCGATTATTACGGCGATAAGTATGTAGGCAAAAACTGTAACCCACCACATTAGGCTTTTCATTTTTTAAACTTCTTCTTCGTTCGCAGTGCGAGGTATTGAAATTTGAATTTGCCTAGCTTTTTCTGAACCAGTTTAACCATTCCGCCTTCGTAGGCGTAAAGGGCGTTGTGTTTATGTTTTCCGGCGGCGAACTCACCAACGTGATAGATTATGGTGTCGCCATGCTGGGTGTTTTCTAGGGCGTTATCGAACCCGTCTTTTCCCAATTTATGTGAGATATCGTAAATCATATTTTCTTTCCTGCCTGCCTTAAATTTGAAACGAACGTTCTTAATTCTTCTCGTGCAACGAAAAGATCACGGTCCACGTTGTTGTTATTTTCGCTCGTTCGATATTTATCTTCTTGGAACCTATCCACTTGTTTTCGCAACCATTGCAGTTCGTTCTCTTGAAACGGCGTTAGTTTTTGTTCAGAAAGTAGGCTCATAAAATTCTCCCTGTCTTGCTAGATTTTCAAAGTGCCGCAGTCGGCGGTCTACGGATGCGGTATCGAGATCGTTCCATTGTTTGTCGGAAAGCTCGTCCCTTAGTCTTTTGATTTCTTTCACCACGTCGATCAGGCGTTCATCATCCATCAGTGCATGCTTCTTTTTGTTATTTTTTCTAGGAAGTCATCTGCATCGTCTATGGCATCTGTTTCTGTTTCGTGCATTTCGAGCATTGTAGTTGTTTGCGCGACTAGGAGCGGCCAGAGGTGCGAGAAGTTATATAGGTTGATGATGTTTGCTATGATTGCAGACATTGTTGGTGCGGACATTTCTTTAGGACAACTTTCTAAAATTTTGTTTATCATCTTTTCTACGTCGTCCATGGTTTTTCACCTCCTGTGTTTTTAAAGTTTAGTGCTTCTTTTTGGAACATGATATGTTTTTTTAATTCCAAAGGCAGGGTGGCCCGCCCAGTATCCTTCTACCCAAGTCCACCACCCGTTTTCCGCGTCTCTCTGAACTGACTTGGGGTGATTTTTTAAAGCTTTCTTCCAATGACCCCTGTTAAAATGCAGAGGCATGTTATGAAATTTCTTATCATACGGTTCTTTTGCAACTACGGGCTTGTCTATGTCCCACGACACTCTGTGCCAAGCGTCAACAGCAAAACCCATGCCTCTGGCTATTTGGCGTTTGGCTTGTCTGGTTTGAGCCAGCGGATTGATTTTTACTTTTCTTGGTTTGTTAATCAAATGCAACAAAGTTGATACTTGTCTAATCCAGAGGCTGTCTGCGTAGGCTAAACGTGGGTTTTTCTTACTTTCTGCAAGCGCTGTTGAAGCTAGACAAAACGATTTTACTTCTTTCCCATTAACCAACTTTGTTTTAATTTCTCCAAGTAAACGAGGCGCTTCTGTTTCGGGGTTTTTTATTGTTATAATAGAAAAGTTTTTAGACCCTAGCGTTTGATTAGTTGGAGACAAATACACAATTATTTCTTCTTTTCCTTCAACGTCGTCAAAAGAATTGTAATCTATATACAAAGCCGTGTAGGGCGCTGGAAGAATTGCGTCTGTGCTGGGCGGAACATTTTTGTCTGGATAAATTTTCCCTGTTATTTCAAAAGCGTGTTTATAAATTTCTGATACATCAAAGAACTGACAATGTTGCACCATTTTGTTGGCAATTTCTTTAGGAGTTACTTTTAGCTCTTCCTTTTCAAATGCCCACGGTTTTTTTACACTCCAATGATTGGAGTAATTTTGCGTTACTTGTTTTGCATACTCAACAACGTTACCCATCACTCATCTTCCAAGTTAATTTTTCCTGACCCGTTGCACTCTTCGCAGGCCAGCCATTCGACATACAACTCGCCTATGTCCCGTCCGAAGTTCGCGGACCGCGGTACGTCGGTTTCGACCTTACCTTCACCGCTACATTGGCTACATTCTTTTTGCCGAGTTTCTTGGAGTGCGGCGAGTGCGGCGAAGTTATCGAACTTTTGTTTACGCAGCGGGATTTCTTTCCACTTAGCCATTACCAACCCTCTCTATATTCGTAGCTGTAGTTGTATTCTGTTTCCAAGCCTACCCAAGCACATTCATATGCGTGGCTCCAACTTGTGTGATAACCCGTAGCTATATCATCATCAGCTATTAGTTTTGCCCAATGATTAATTGAAGGCTCATGGTCTAGCTGTAGTTCTTCCATTACCAGTTACTCCCGAACACTTTTGCAAACACTTCGTCCAACAGACGATCCATATCTTGACTACTCATTTTCAGCATATCCATAAAAAAGTTAAAGTAAAAAAGCAGATTGCTCCGCCCACGATAATTCCACATCCGAAACCGATCAGCGCGGCGAAGTCAGTGAGGTTCATCACGCGGCCTCCTTAATAAGATAATTATAGCCCATGAGCTTGTTTACTTGTAACCACTTTTCGTGGCTAAAATGTTGACCCGAAACAAAGGTGTGACCGTTTTCAGACATCATGGCTATTACGCGCCCTAAATCAAAACGCTTGCGCCTGTTGTTCCAAAAACAACAAATATATCCTGAGTTATAAGATGTGCCGTCTACGCGGCCCAAAACATATCGTTCGTTACCGCCTTTCGTTAAGACTTTTACGCCTGCAAACTTACCGTTTTGCCCGCCAAGAACCCGCTTTACCATGTCCCTATCAAGCATCATGGCGCACACTCATTGCAACGGCAAGGTTGCCTTGCCATTACATCTTCCATGGTTTCCCGCAAATCTAAGTCGAATGTTAGGGTTAAGCGCCACTCGTCCGCGCAAGATAGGTGGTTTGCCATTTGATCGGCCATTTTCCAAGCGTTATGAAGAAATTCGTCGGGATCGGGACCGTCTTCGTAATGGTCCGCTGTGATAGACGTGGACGATATAACTAAGTTATCAACGTCCCGTAGTTTGATTTTTGCTGTCATAGGCATTATGAAATCTCCACTACAGTTGGCAGACCAAGTGCTTTAATAATATTCATTGCATGTGAAGAATATGTATTGCCAAATATTTGTAGAATATTTTCAGAGCTTAGATCTTCAACGTTCATATATAGTTTACCAAAGAAATTCTTTTGTTGACCACAGTTATGCATGAGGCCGATATACAAAACCATTTCCCCGCTTTTTAATCGAAACAAGTGCGGTCCCCAATGGGGTTTACGCATTGTCTTGTCAATACCTTCTAAGTTTCCTAGCGTATGTTCTGCGGTTAGCTTAATTGGCAACCCGCCCTTAATATCTAGTGTATAAGTTTCCATTACATTTCTCCTGTTTCAATGAATACAGAATAAATATGGTATGGGAGAATGTCAAGTAAATAGTTTACACAAGAAAAAACCCTCAGTTTGGACAATAAACTGAGGGCTTTAACATTTTTTGAAACATTTGGAGAATGTCTGCGCTATTTGTAAGCGATTTTATGGGATGCGTCAAGTGTTTTATCCTTACTTTTCGAATAAACATCAAACATGACCCTAAGTTGTCCACTTATTGTTCTACCGTTAACAACAGAGTGTTCTTTAATCTCTTTGTACACCTCAATGGGCACAAGGACGCTTTTCCATTTTGTAGTATCCATTGGGTTTACCTTTTGTCGTTTTCAATAGGATCATATAGGAGTTTATGGGAACCTGCAAGAAAAAACCCTTTTGTCGTTGCAGTGCGAAACCTGACCAGACAAAAGGGCAGTTAGAAGTAGGCGGTGGATGAGCAGTAAACCGCGAAGCTTATTTAGCTTCACCCCAGCTTGGACCTACTTCAACGTCACACTTGCTAGGGATTTCTAATGGTACTGCATTTACCATGATCTTGGCAATAGCTTCTGCCTCTTCTCTGGTTTTTACTGACATGCACAGTTCGTCATGCACTTGAAGCATTGGAAGATACCCTTCTTTGTACAAATCAACCATGGCTTTCTTGGTCATGTCCGCGGCGGACGCTTGGATAAGTCTGTTCAACGCTTTGTAAGTAAACGCCCGCTTGAGACGGCATGTGTCACCATATTCAAGCACTGCTTCTTGGTACGGCATAGCTTTGGTCATCTCAAAAGAGTCTGGCTCCCAAAGATTAAACCGACACTTACGACCTAAGATTGAGCTTATCGCGCCGCCGCTGGCCTTGCTGTTCAGTCTTTCTGTAACGCCATTCATCAGTGCTTTTACGAACGGTACGCGGTCATGGTACTGTTTAACCAAGCCTTTAGCTTCGCTTGTGTCGATATCTAGCTGATCTGCCAGTTTAGCGACCCCCATGCCGTACATCATGCCCAGATTGATGGTTTTTGCTTGTTTCCGAGGGATATCTGCCATTTCCGCAACCATTGTGTGAAAATCCATGTCTGGGTTTTCTCTGTAGCTTGTTACAAACTCCTCAACACCTCGCAAAGCAATCCCGCGGCTCTTTCCATATACATGGGCGTAATGAACCAAGATGCGCGGTTCTTGTTGCGAGTAATCTATTGCCGCCCACTGTTCCCCCTCTTCTGGCAGGAACAACGACCGTATAAGTGGCCCGATCTCCGGATCGCGGGCCGGGATTTGTTGTAAGTTAGGGTTATTCATAGAAAATCTACCAGAAACTGTGCCCCCGTCGTCTCCTCTGATCTGATTGATGTGCGAATGCACTCGACCGTCGCCGTGGCAGAATTTTAGGATATTATTGATAAAAGTTCCGCTGGTTTTGTTTAAACTGCGAGCTTGGACGATCAGTTGTGGTAATTTCTCGCTGTGATCTGCTAAAAACTGCTTTTTAAACGACGGCGCACCTTTTTCTGTCTTTGGGTAAGGTATTGCTAGGTCATCGAAGGCTTCTGCTATAGAATTCGCCGCCCAAATCTCTATGTCACGGCCAACTAAGCTTTTGATCTCTTTTAGCACAGTTTTCTCGCGTTTTAGGATCGCGTCCCGCGTTCTTTCAGTTTTGTCCATATCAACGCGGACGCCTCTCCAAGTCATGTTGACCAAGCAGGGGAGCAAATCTAGCTCTAGGTTGACGATATTCCAGAGGTTTTGCTTGCCGATCTCTACTTTTAGGTAGTCCCAGAGTTGCAGGGTAACTTCTGCATCTGTCTGGGCGTAGGGTCCGACGTACATGGCGGGCATTTTCCACATGTCAGCCTTGGGATCAAAGCCAAACTCTTTGGCTGCTTCTCTAAGTAGGCTTTCGTTCTTTGCGAGGCCCAGATACTCAAACGCCAAAGAGTTAAGGGCGTAGGAAAACTTATTCTCATCTAGCAGCGAAGCGACGACCATTGTGTCGATTACCCGCCCGTTTATCTCAAACCCCATACGTTTGATCCAACCTACGTCATATTGCGCATTGTGCATTACTTTATCGGCGGGGCAGTCAAAGACCTTCTTGAGCCAGCGATTGACTATCTTTTCGTCTAGGTTTCCGCCACCACGGTGTCTTGTAGGAATATAGCCTGCCCAATCTGCTGTAGCCACTGCATAGCCGACCACTTCACCGTCACCTACAGCCCAGCCGGGACCGCTTGTTTTGATGTTAGGGTCACGGGTTTCTACGTCGATAGCGATTGTGCTTGCGCCTGTTAGGTCTGGAAGTTCTGCGGGCGGAACCCACTCTGACTTTAGCGAAGGGCTGGCTATTTTAAGCTTCATTTTTGTAACTTTCTCTTTACTGCTTCTATCTCTTGGATCATTTCGTTCTTTTGTGAGAACTCGCCACCAAGAGCGCTATAACCAACTTTATCTATCCAAGAGTC